CCAGATCCCGCGTCAGATACGCCGTCTCCGCCGTTTCCTGAGAGGGCTCCACCGTTACCGCCGGGTGCTAAGAAACCCGCAGCACCACCTCCGCCACCTCCTGAGTTGCCGGTGGGGTCGCGTTGCCCACCGTTGCCTCCGCTGAAACCAAGCGGACCACCAACACCGCCGACATTCGTCTGCCCTCCACCGGCAACTATGGAGTAACCCATTACCGTCGCAGTTGTATTTCCGCCGCTGGTTGGCGACGAGATAGCGCCCAGCCCCCCAGCCCCAACCGAGTAAACGATATCAACCGAAGCAGAATTGAGATTGAGGATTGGCGTTGAGTCCGTACCGCCGCCGCCGCCACCGATACCGTTTGAAAATCCGCTACCGCCACCGCCGCCGCCAACACCACTGACTCTAATTTTTTTGAAGCCGGTGACATCGAGCGTAAGCGTTCCGGAGCCGGAGTCGATGTAATAAAGCTGCGGGCGTTTAGATGGCCTGTTGTCTGCAACTGCCTTGGGAATGGCCAGCGGGTTACCAAGGTCGAGAGCCGAGGCCATTAGTAATCCATCCAGCGAGCGGTGAACGAAATGCCAGCAGCCAGCGCGACCTGAGAACCGACGTAAATCTTGTCGCCAGCCTCAAGGCGCATCGGGGTTGCATCGCTGATCAGCGGGAACGCCGTCACTGGCACGGCCGTGGTGGCCGCAAGCGTGTAAGCGGTCATCAGGACCGAATCTATAGGTCGGTAAACTGTGGGTGCCGAGCTCTTGACCAGGAACAACATCAGCGAAGATGCAGTAACCGTCGCGCGCGGCATGGCGCTGATGCTGGAAACGATCGCGCCGTTTGAACCTGCGGTGACCAGCAATTGCAGACCGGTAACTGCATCGGTGCCAAGCCCGGCAATTGCAGCTGTAACCGCTGCGGTAAGGGTGCGCGGAATCTGCGCGAATGGCGCGGTAAATGTCATAGCCACAGGAAATTCCTCAGAAAAGAAGAGCGGTTGCGTGAAGGAGCGGCAGCGGCGAGGCGAACGCCACGCCATCATTGGTTGAGTTGATCGTCAGAAGATTCCCAGCTCCACTGAGCGCCGGAAGACCGGCGGACGACCCTGCCGCAGCGGCGGCGGCTTGCGCTGAGTCGCGCGCTTGCTGCGCTAGCGTGACCTGTCCAGCTGCCAACGTAACCTGCTGCGCCGCCAGCTGAACCTGAGCCGCACCGTTATTGGTCGCATCAATTGCAGACTGAGCAGCGGCATTCTTGGACGTGTTTGCAGCACTGGCGTAGCCCTGCGCGTCAGACACACTCTGTGCCGCCGCCTGACGATAACCGTCGACGGTAGTCACCTGAGCCCCGATCCAGGTCAGAGACGTATTGATCTGCGGAACCATCGCCTGTTGAGCGGTCAGCGATGCCCCAGCCTTGGCGTCAAACACCGCCTCGGGATCGGTCGGCAATGGCGGATCTGGCAGAAGCGTGATTGAGGGAACGGCCATTAAGTGAGGCTCCTGACTTCAAGGGTGAATTGGGCGTCGTTGGGGGCCCGAAGGTTGGGTGCGAACCGCTCGTAGCGACCGATGATCACGGTGACGTCTAGGCTTGCACTGCCCACATAGAGCACTGCGCTTTCACTTATGCCCGAGAGGGTTCGCTTGATGGTGGAAAGCCGGTCCTCATCGACCACAACGTCGTAGTTGACGAAATCGCGCTTCCCGCGCGGGACAATGGTGATCTGACCGAAATCCCCGATTTTTACGTTCGAGTAGTTCTCCAGACCGAATGAGGTGTCGCCGTATACCGCCGCCCCGATGTCATTGGCCCAGCCGACCACCATCATTCCGATCTGGGCGGTTCCGCCTGGTGCGTTCGCAATCACCTGAATGGTTGCTCCGGCAATTGGCGGAAGATCAAGAACGGCTAGGTTGTCCAACGTGGTGAAAGGGCCGAAGTAGTACTGGTACCAGCTTCCGCCCGATTTGCTCGCCATCTGGAACGTGTTGTTGTAAACCTCGACTCCGCCTGACTTCATGATGATCTGGACAGATGAAGCCCGGACGCCGACAAGACCTATGGCGTTGACCCGCTTCGTTAAAGCGACCGTGACGTCAACCACTGTCGGGTATGACGTCGAGGTTCCGACTATCCAGTCGTTGCCGATCTGCTTCTTGAACATCTTCCAGCGGTTGGTCGGGCCAAGGTCCTGCCAGACCGGAGGCTGACTGGCGTCGGTCTCCGGGTTCTTGCCGGTGCTTGCGCCCAAGGCCTGGTAGTTGCGGTTGTTGTAGGTGACGTAAGCACCTACTGCGTAAGTCGTCCCGGAAGCCCACGCATCGTAGTCGTTGGCCGGAACGTTACTCGTCAGCATCGCCGGGGTGATTTCCGTCGGCGGCACGATTGTCATGCGGCTCATGCCACCTCCTTAGTAGAAACGGTGCCCACGACTTGAACGCCCGCGTTGTTGATCTGCCGCAGATCGCGCGAGGCGCTGTCCATGTAGGTTTCAATATTGCTGAGTCGCTTGTTGAGTTGACGAATCACCTCGGCCGCTTCTCCTGCATCGTTCCCTGACTGAGCGCGTTGCGGATTGGCTGCGACAACCGGGCTCGCAACATTCATCACCGCGCCGCCAGAGGCGAACTTTGGCATTTGAAGGTTGTTCATCCGGTTCAGCAGATCGGTGCCGTAGGTATCCACCGCTGCCGCCTTCATGACGTATTCGCCATTCGAGAGGCGCGCGAGGATGCTGTCGCTTGTGCCAGTACCTGGACCGCTGATGTAGCCGCCGTTCGCGTGAGCCTGAAGCGACCCATTGGCGAGTGCCGCGTTCTTGATCGCCTGCTCGAGCTGGGAGTAACTGATAGCGCCGCTTGCCAGTTGGCCAAGCCAGTAATCCTTGCCCGCCTGATCAGCGCCGTGACCCAGCACAGACTGGTAAACCGAATCGATCAAGGTGGCGTTGTTTGTCGCGGTACCGCCTGACGCTTTGCCGGTGATCGCCGAGAGCGCAGCCACCACCGCGATGTTCATCTCTTTGACGGCCTGAGCGACGGTCTTGACAGAGTTGTCCACGCCGTTGAGCGCGTCCAGTTGCTGCTGAGCGAACTCAAGCTGGTCATCGAGTGCATCAAGCTGGCTCTGCAACGTCTTGACCGTCTGCTCGGCATTGGTGAGCTGCTTGCCGTTCAGCTTCTCCAGCTCGGCCACGACATTGGCTGTTCGGCCTTGGTCGCGGTTGAAGTCCTCAAGCGAGGAATACAGATCCGTGCTGTTGTTGCTGATTGTGTCCAGCGCATCGCTGAGCCCGGTGAAACCTGCCAGCGACTTCCCTGCTCGTGCCTGTGCAAGCGCACTTTGCAGGGTCGCCTGAGCCTGAGCCCTGAGCATCTGCACAGCGCTACCCGACTCGCCACGCAAAGACTTGAGCGCCGAGCCCAGATCATTGCTCACACCGGTCAGGTTGCTGACGCTGGTGTTTGCCGTCTGGAGCATATCGTTGATCGACGCCTTTTGAGCGTTGATCGCGCGCTCAAGAGCGCTTTGAGTCGACGTCACATTGCCCATCAATCCGTCGATGATCTTCTGTGCCGCTTCCGCCGCTGCCTGCTGCGCGTCCTTCGCCTTCTGGTCCAGGGTGGAGTAGTAGGAGTCGGCGTTTGTTGCCAAGCCAACCAGCGTGGCAAACATCGCCTGGCCGGCGGCGGTCGTGACGTCAATGTCTTCGACCATCTGCCGGTAGGCTGCCCGGGTGTCAGGCAGACTTACGCCAAGGTTGCCCAAGGCGCCCTGCAGATTCTTCGTCAGGTCAGCAAACTGCTCATCAGCCGAGAAGAATGCCTGGTAGTACGTGCTCACTGCCTTGTTGAGCGAATCTACTTTGTCTTTCGCCGAAGCCGTCGCGGTATCCAGCCCGTTCATGGCCCCGATCATGTTCAGGATCGAGTCAGAGGCAGCCAGGCCCGTATCGTCGAGCTTGAGGTTGTTCACCCCAATCAGCGATAGCGCATCGTTCACACCGTTGAAGCGGGTGAAAATGCCCTCAATCGCCTTGATGACCTGGTCGGCAGTCGTGTCCCAGTCGTTCGCGAACTCCGTGAACTGCGCGCGGAAGTAATCCGGCAGCGACTTCGAACTCACGATCGCCTTCGCAAGGAAGGTGCCCATGATGTCGTCATAGTTGTGCTGCAGGGCTTCGGCCGCATCCGCCGCGCTGAATTGCTGATGAATGTTCAGGTCATTGGCGCCACCGCCATCAATGGTCGCGCCAAATGTGGTGGAGTACTTGCCCGAGGTCTTGCGGACCTGAAGCATGTCGTAGGCGTATACCTGCGTCGAAGCACCGAACGCCGTGTACAGGTCGCCCAGGGTCTTGGCGAACTTGTTGACCGTCGAGTCGAGCTGAGCGTCGACACTCGTTCCGAATTTCGGTGCGTTGGTCTGCCAACCCTGCACGATTCCCTGGGTGTTGTACTGGCCGCCTTTGTACGTCCCTTGCGCCGAAGTGCTCAGGTCCGGGTACATCTCACCGCTTCCGCCGAACAGTTTCCCAGCGCCAAGCGAGCCAAGCACCGTGCCAATAGCGAAGCCAGCTGCGGTACCGAGTGGGCCCGCGAACGACCCGATGTAAGCACCGGCCGCACCCGCACCCGCCGTTACCGCCCCGCCCTTCAGCCCGTAATCCTTGAACGAGCTGAAGATCGTGTAGACGCCCTGAATGTACCCGAGGGTCGCACTAAGGGTTTGCAGGCCGCTCAGCGCAGACGTTTGTACGGTCGACGCAGTCAAGGCGCCATCAAAAGCGCCCTGCCCGGCAACGCCGGTACCGAATTGCGCTGCGTAGTTGGAGTAACCCTGCGACAGCGCAGCCGATGCAGTCTCGGAACTGAAGATGGAAGCCGCGGTTGTCGATCCAGTCTCAAACGCACTGGTGACAACAGACTTGAAGTAGTCAGCGCCATTGCTGAAGGCGCCTTCAAGTCCACCTACAACGCCTTCGCCGCCATTCCAGCCCGCCAAAACGGACTGGCCGAACTTGCTGCCTGCGGCAGAGACCACAGTACTGATGTTGCTGAGCGTGCCGCCGAGGCCTCCGGAAGTTCCGCCACCGAACAGAGAGCCAAGGCCACCTGCTGAGCCTGCGCCCGACGCTGGATCGCCACCGATTCCCAGCGCAGCAAGGATTGGCGTGACCACATAGGCCTTGGCCACGATGCGCGTCAGGTCCGCAATGATGCTGTCAGCCAGACTCTTGAACGAAAGTTTGCCGGTAGTCGCAGCGTTGACGAAGGCATCTTCAACGCCATGCAGCGCGTCGGAGAACAGGCCTTCCGTTTGCCCGGCGACGTCATTGGTCTCGTCGATGTAGTTGGCGAACGCGCGCGATGCGCCATTCATCCAGTCGGAGCGAAGGGCGGCTTCGTCCTGATAATACTTCTGCTGTTTTGCAAGGCGCTCATCAAGCGCGCTTTGAAGCAGTTGAGTTTCCCGATCGAAGTTTGACTTCTGTCCGTCGGTTGGATTGATGATCTTCTGATAGTCGCGAGTCAGCTGCTCCAGTTTTCGCTGGTAGTCCTCGCGAATCTGGAGGTCTTGCTGCAATTGCTGCCGGGCGCGATCACCCAGGCTGTAACCTGCAAGTTGCTGGTCCAGTCCGCGTTGAGCCAGAGCCAAGCTGTCGCTGACAGTCTGAGCAAATGCCTTATAAGCCGCTTCCTCCTGCTCAAGGCGGCCTTTGGTTTGCTTAGACAGAACGTCCTGATCTGTGTCAAGCTTTTTCAGCGCGTCGGTTTGCTTCTGACGGGCGTCGGCAATCTTTTGATCGATGCCAATACGTTGCGCACCGGTCGTCGAAGCCTTGTCTCGGACCGCTTGCAGAGCAGCGATTTCAGAGTTGTAAGCTGCCTCTACATCCGTCTTTTCTTTGCTGATCAACGCAGCTTTTTGACTGCTGTACTGCTCTTGAGTGATCAGGCCAGACTTTAGTGACGCATCCAGCACTCGAACCGAGTTCTGATATGCGGCATCAAGGGATTTAAGTGCGTTTTCGGCGTCGTTGAAGCCTGTAAGATCAACAGGAACAGCCTTCGCAGGATGTGCTTTGTCGTACTTGGACCGTAGGTTCGCAACCTCTTTATCGATCTCAATCTGGCTTTTCCCAGCATTAAGACCCAAGAGCCGGAGGTCTTTTATGTCATCTTCAAGCTTGGCTTGGTCAAAAAGGTTGCTCTTATGTTTGGCGTCCCACTGCTTGAGGTATTCGATGCGGGTCTGATCAGCGTTACCTTCCGCCCCTTGAGCGGTAGAGAGCTGTTGTGTCGCTGCAAGCTGCTGATTGATCAGCGCCAACCGATCTTTCAATGCCTGAGTAGAGTCTCTGTCTTTTAGGCCCAGCATCGAATCAAATGCGGAACTGGCCTTCCCTAAGCCTGTCGATAGCGAGCCGAGAACGCCGCCATCTTCGCGAGTCTTGATTACTCGCTCTATCAGTTCCTTTTCCTTTTGTAGGTCTGGGAATAGTTCTGCCTTTACTTTGCTGTAGGCATTGCTGATAGCTGTACCGATGTTATTCCAATCGCGCTCGACGTCGGACAACGAGGCCTTGTATTGCGCTAATCGTTTCTGGGCATTTTCGTTCAAGAACCCACTGAGTGCATCCAGGGCTTCTTGCTTCTTCCCCTGCTCGTCGAGGGCGGCGATTACTTCGTACTGGGCACTTGTTACCAGACCGTACTTTTCACTGATTTTTTCAGCGGCTTTTGTTGCATTGGTCCCGACATCACTCAGCGCCTTCGCTACATCGGCAGCGCTGGATCCGGTGTATTCCGAGATCGACCCAGCTGCTTGAGCCAAGTTTATGAACTGAGTGGTGCTGAGATTGGCGCTGCCTGCAAGCGCTATCACGGCAGCTTTAGCTTCAGAAATATCTCCGGTTATCGCTGAAACAGTCTGGGAGATCGCAGAAAGGCTAGATGCGGTTTGCCCGGAGCTGGCCGTACCTGAGAACAGGGCCTTATTGAACGCGCTCACCTCCCTTTCGGCATCAATATATACGGCGGCCAGCGCGCCGACAGCGGCAGCCCCAACTGTCAGCGGGCTGATCAAACTGGCTAGATAGCCACCCATTGCTTGAACTGCCGCTCCGGCGCCGCCGAACGAATCCTTGATTTGCGAGCCCTGCTGCAGAAAAACCGTGAACGGCTGCTGTCCAGACGCCAGAGATACAGCAATATCCGAAAACTGAGCAGGCAGCATGCGTAGTGCTGCAGCATTTTGTTTCGCGCTCACGCCAGTTTTGTTTAGGTCCCCCTGGAATTTCGTCAACCCTTCTCGGGTTTGGTTGATCGCTGTGTTGTAACGATTGAAATCTTCCTTGGAAAGCAGGCCTAGCTCGTTCGACTTGCCAAGCAGATCCTGTTGGGCGTCCAGTCTTTTCAGGGCCGCTACCGTAGGGTCAATCTGGCCGATCAGCTTGGCGAGCGCATTGGCGTCTTCCGCGGTGGCGGTAGCAGCCTGCTTGGTCGAATTGGCGGCCTTGTCTTGAGCCAAAGCAGCATCAGCGGCAGCTCTTACTGCCCGGTTCTGCGCAGCAAGCTGGTCAAGCTGCTTTCGCGCAGCTTCCCCGGCAGCTGCTGCTGTGGAGTCGAGCGAGCCAGACAACTGTTGCTGGCTTTTGGCAGCCTCGATGGCAGCATTGGCAAGCGCCAGCATGCGGGCCTTGGCCTGGTCGGCTGTCTCTGCGACTTTTGCCTCAGCAGTAGCTGTTTTTTCAGCCGCAGCGCTTGCAGAGGTAAAGGCAGCGGAAGCCTGATTTACCGACTGCGCTAGCTTTGCCATAAGCTGCGCTGTGGTATCTTGGCGGGCATTGAGCTGCTGAAGCTCTTTGACGATTTGGCTGGTGTCGCTGGAGATGCCGGACACTGCCTTCTGCCAGGCGCTTTCGACGCGCTTAGCGGAGTCTTCAGCACCCTTACCGCTATCAACGAGCTTGTCCAGATCGTCAGCAGCCTGCACCGCCGACTGGGAATTTATTTCAAATCCTAGCTGGGCAATCGTTGTCATGGGTTTCATCCGGGCATAAAAAACCCGCCGAAGCGGGTTGTGTTTAGAGGGTTGGTTCAGTTTTGCAGGAGCCTGGTCTTTTCAGCCTGGTATTCCTCCTCAGAAATGAGGCCTCTCTCCTTCATGGAGGCGATCTTTTCGAGTTGGGCGTACCTGTCGATTGCGGGTGCCGCAACCGAAGGAGCAGAGGGTTTACTGCCATCAGAAATAGCTGATGCCGACCACACCAATGCCACAACCCAGCCTACGAGAGTCCAGCCCAAAAAAAGGTTCAGCAAAAATATTGCTGGGGCGTTTGGGTGTTTCCGACCTTTCGCATTGATGGTCGGTAGGAAATATATGACTACGCCGATGAAGAAGAGCATCAACGCGCCGAGCGTGCCTGAATCGTTGGACATACTGCGTCCCTCCCTGAGTGATGCCAGCAATCTACCACCATCTGCGGGGAGCATGAAGCGCTAGAGACGGCTGAGCCTTTCGATCAACATTCGGACTTGAGCTATTTGCTTTCTAGCCTTACGGCGATCCAGTGGCAGGGCGATATCGTAGTCACAAAAATGGCGAAATCTCTTAATGCGCTGCATGTCGTCGCCGATTTCCGCCCCTTCAGCCCCCACCCCCTGAACGGCTCGTATAAGCCATTCATGGCTGCCTACACCCTTTATTTTCACAATTTCCACGCCCAAGGATTGAAGTCGCTGTCTTGCTGCGTGGAATAGCGCGTAATAGGCCCGGCTGCTGGCGTTGCGATAGCCAAACTCTGGAAGATCTGGTGTTTCAATATGGGACTCAGACCATTCTAGGAAATCCGCAGACCTAACTGGCAAGGCTTTCATCCTCTGCCGGGGGCGTGACGGCTATGCTCATATGCGAAGACATCGTATCTTCAAAGCAGCTGACAAGCTTTCTGGTGATTGCAAAGTCAATCTCTACCAAACGGTCTATTGCATCATCTACCGTGTACTCGAACATTATTCCAGATTCGTTAGTGTGGACGGAAAATGTGGTCAGCGGGCCAGACATCTCGATTACCACTTGCGACGCCACAGATATCCGACGGGAGATTTCGTCCTCGTCTAGGTCATGATCTTGCATGTACTCGATCGTATCCTGTAGGTGACTGAAATCGTCTAGGTTGATCGAGTCAGCTTGCAGCTGGTTGAGCCTCAAGCAATTCTTCAGCGCAAGTGCGCTGCTGTAAAATAGCCCCGCCTGATTGCAGACGTGCGCCACCACGTGCAGGTCGGATGCGTTATCGATTGGGTAGCCAGCTTTAAGCATGTCCATCACCATGTCAGTTCTTCCTAGAGCAGGGCCTTGCATTGCCCTAGCCCGGTGCCAGGACCAATCCTTTCCATAGCGACCAGCGTAAAGATTGAAGCACCGCTCCATCTCCTTGATGTTGGAAGCAAGACTCCAAACTATGGCTTCAAAGATCAAAGACTGAGCCGCAAACTCCGGAAGCCTTCCCAAGGAATCGATATCTTTTTTAAGGAGATGCCACGTCCACTCGTCAATAGCGCCAGCGGCAGCCCGCGTTGCCGCGAGCTCATTGATGCGCTCAGTGATCTCAACGGCTTTACTTTTCGGTACTCCGCCAGCCATGGCTATCTCGCATGCTTGATGAGCAGCGACTCTAACACGCAGCCAACAGAATTTGAGCTGGATGGATTACCAGCTCTTATTCCTCCCGGTTATCAGCCATCGCTCGCAGCGCCTCGCGCTCCATGATCCGCAGATCAGCAAATACAGCGGAACGGTCTTTGCGCTTCCTGAGCCCGGCCATGTCCAGCACCACCGGCAGCGCCTGGTAATCCAAGCCGGTAGCACCGCCCATGCCCATGCGCCACTGGGTGCCCATCGCCTCGAACACACTGAACGACTGATAGTTGATTGCCCACAGCTCTACAGCCTCGTCCACGTCTTCAGGCGTCAAGCCGAACATTGAAAGCTGCTCGGCTGAAGCGTCAGGCGTGTAGAGCGCGCGGACAACCTCTATCAGTTTCCCTCGCGTGCCTTGTGGTACGCACCCTTGTATGCGGTCAGGATCGCAGCAGGGACAGCCGACGCACTGCGTACGAGGGCACGGATGTTGTCGTCGTTGAGTTCGTCATCGAACCCCCAGCCTTTGACGATCATCTTGATCTGGTTAACTTCGAACTCTTCCGCGCGCGTGGTGATGTCGCGGACCGTTGCGTCACCCTTCTTGATGATCTCGCTCAGTTCCTTGCCGTGAGTGATTTCACCGTCGCCGAATTCGGCCAGTTGGTCGCGGTCGAGGTAGGCAAAAGTGAACGGCACCTTGATCGGCTTATCGCCAATGCGCGGGATCTCCACGTCAGCGGTGAAGGTGGGTTTCTGTTGAATGGAAATCTTGGCCATGGATCAGGTTCCTGAGCGAGAGAAAAAAGGGTGAAGCCGCTGTTAAGCGGCCAGGTAGCGAACTGGGCGACCGGACATGGAGAAGGTCACGGTACGGGTCATCAGCTGGTTGCGTTCCAGCGTCGGGGTGTCGGTGATCGAGACGTACCCTGGGTACACGATCTGGTCGCCGTTCGGCAGCGTCAGGCGTGCGACGGTCTGCACCTTGCTGTCGTTGAAACCTTCCACCACGGCCACGTATGGTGCTTCGGGCTGGTCCTCGACGGTAATCGACATGCTCATCGGGTTGCGGTTGGTCGGGAACTGACGGTCATCGTCTTCGGCCAGGTAGCCGACAGTCAGGAACTGCTGTTCGCCACCACTGGTGGTCACGCCGGTGATCTTGGTGATTTCCGCCCAGGTCAGAACTTCCTGGAACGAGCCAGCACCGCCGCCGGCCGAATAGAAGATCGGGTTGGTGGTGTTGATGTTTTCGAATGTGAAGCCGTCAGTATCGGCATCAGTCACGCGAGAGGCGCGGCCATCAAGGCGACCCCAGCCCGACTGGACGAGGATGACGTCGCCGTCGGCCAGGCCATTCGTAGCGGCAGTCGCTACGCCAGGGTTCGCGTTGGAGATTGCGCTGATGAGTTTTTCAACGCCGAAGGTCGCAGCGATCTGGAAGATGGAGCCGTTAGGCAGTGGGATGCGAGCAGCCATGGGGTATTACCTCTTGATAACGAGAAAACCCGCTCATGGCGGGTGAAGGGTTTGCGGTGGTGAATTGATCAGGCGGTGAAGCGTTTAGGGGTGCCCTGTACGGCGATGGTGAAGTTCAGGACCATCAACTGGTTGCGGTCCATTACCGGCAGCAGGCCGCCACTGGCATAGCCTGCGTAGGTGATGTTTGCGCCGTTGGGCAGCTTGTACTTCCACCCAAGGGCCTGCTGTGCGTCGCGACCGGTAGCGATGGCGGTCAGATGTGCCGAGCCTGGATCGTCCTCCAGCGTCAGCTGTACATCAATCGGGTTGCGACCGCTAGGCTTGCGAATGTCCTCGTATTCGCCGAGGGGTGTAAAGCTGGCAAAGCGTTCATCGCCACCGGATTGCGTAAGGCTGGTGATCTTCTTCAGCTCAACCCAGCTGGCAGATGATGGATCTGGCGGCGCCTGTGTGGATGGATCAATCTGAGCACTCACCCATACGGTCGTGCCGTTGGGGAGCGGAACTCGCTTGGTCATTACGCCTCCTTTGGCGCCTGGCCAAGATACGAGAACCTCACCGGGATCGTGTAGACATCTGGCTCGGTGATGGTGGGGCCTTGGTCGACCGGCTGAATGACGATGCCATCAAAGCCAGCGCGGGATAGTTCGGAGTCCACAGGGAACAACGCGGTCAACTGTTCGATCACCCCTTCTGGCGTACCGACTGGCTCATTGACCGGGGTGACAATGCTGATCTGGTAGACACCGCGATACTCGATGGCCTCTGAAGCCAGGTAGCGCGAGGTGGTGCTGGCCGGAAGCAAGAAGCCATGCAGGTACAGTGCCCCCTGCGGCTTGTCGAAAGGCTCAGCGCCGTGCGCAACAGAAATACCTTGAGCGTCAGCCCATGCGTCGAGCTTGACCTCGATAGCGCGTCGCGCGCGTGCGTGGCTCATTGGGTCACCTCCCGGACCGCTTCTCTCACGAACTGGTCGAACAGCTCCAGAGTGATCCCTACCATTCCCGCAGGTGCTTGCGAGCTGTGCTGATATTCCAGAGGAATGGCATAAGGCAAGTTGTTCACCAGATAGGCGGTTTGACCGAAGGTCAACGCCTGAACCTCGCTGATGAAGCGCGCGATAGTTTCGTGCTTTTCCTTATCGTAATTCTCCAGCGTGCCTGATGCTGGCTGGTCAATTGTGAACTGCCAATTTCCAACAAATCTCCCTGTGTCGACTGGCGATAACCTGATCACGCTGGTCCCGATCTGGATGACGGTCTTGCGAAAGATTTCGTCCATGTTTTCCAGGGTCTGATCGCGGAACTGCTGTAGCGTCTCGGCAAACGAGCCATTCAGCCCACTATAGCGCGACGTCATGTGGTGAATTTTTTCAGCCATCACAACCTCGCCTGAATTTCAAAGCCGACCGCGAGGCCGGCGTAGTTCCATGGGTTGACCTGCACGACGGTGTAAGTCTTCCCATCGAAGGCTACCTTGTCCTGGGGTGCTCCCTGGGGCATGTCCGAGCCATTCAATTGCAGCGGAGAGACAATGAACTTCACGTCGCCTACCTTGATGTTTGTGCCATCGATGTCCCGCTGCTCGTATGTCTCTCGCACGCCTGAGCCTGGGTAGTTGGTAACCACGTCCGTGGTAGCGCCGGTATCGGGGTTGCGCGGGCCTTTAACTGTCTTTGTCAGCGTCAGAAGCGCACCCTTGCCGCCCGCACTTCGCGGCGCAAGCATCCTCACCGCGAGTGCCTTGCTGCGGTCGTAGATGTCGGCCATGGCTATCTCTTCAGTTGGTATATGCAGATACATCTGCAATTTGCCGTCATGTCGTAACCGGCGCCGAGGGACATATCTCCGGGAAACTTGAGCAAGGCGCCGCCACCTGAAAACGCCTGGCCGAGGATCACTCTCTGACCATTCAGCTCGGCGTGGGACTTGCGAACCTTTTCATCGCGCCGGGTACGCCATTCCTTTTCAACGCGATTGCGGTCAATTCCCTGCTCGACCAGCTGCTCCCATGCCCGCTCTCGGCCGGCGCTGAATGACTCATGCGCATTGGTCTGCGCAATGACTTCGGCGTGATACTTGAGCAGGCGTTCCGAGTAGCGTCCGGCGATCTTCTCTACGTCTGCCTGGGCGACAGGTTTAGCAGCGTCAATTGCGCGCTGAACAATCTTGTCGTAGCGCCGGTCACGCTTACTGCGTCCAAGATACTGCTTGAGCAGTACAGGATCGCCGCTAAGCAACTGGCTGCGGGCATTGACGACGTATTGCGCCATGTTGCCCGGCAAGCCGACCACGCCTCCGACACGCTGCCCGGTCTGGGAGCTCACGCGTCCAACCAGGTCCAGCGCGGCCTGACGATCAGTTCGAACGATCTCTTTGGCGCCGACGATTACGCGACGTGACCCCATGACCGCCCGTATCGCCTCGCGCACTTCAGCGGAGGCTGTCGAGCGCAAGCTCTGTGTCTGTTGCTGAATCCAGTTCGCCGCAGGCTGCAGCGCAACGTCGAATTCTTTGCGTCCGACAATGGGGCGGTCTGCTGCAGGGATGAATATCGCGGCAAACTCGAAGCGAGCGCCGCCGATGTATGCGCTTCTGACCAGTTCGGCAAGAAGCGCCATCGCGCCAAGGCTCAGGAGGGCGACGAGCCCATCTTCATCGTTCTGCGAGAGGAGACGTTCAACCTCTGCCAAGGTCGCAGCGCTGATTGTCGATCTGATCGAATCCAGATACGCCTTCTGCATCCCGGGCTCAAGCGACTCGACCTGCTGAAGCACCTCGGCGACGTTCATACGACGAAGACCGCAATGCCACAATAGGTCTTGCAGCCAAGCAGCGGTGCTAGCAGCTCATCAATGAGCGTGATGATAGGTCGTACCGAGGTTGCGCCGGATGCTGCGTCTCTGACGGCGTACTCGGTTTCGAGCGGCCCCACCTTCTCCCGCTTGACGGCCTGAGAGGCCACGTAGTCGGGGCTCAGGCTGCCAGGGGTGACGATCTCTCTCAGTGCTGCTTCGTACGCCGCCTGCTCAATCTCGATCGGCACTTCATCCGGCGGGATGGCATGCCCTTCGTTATCAGTGGCACCGGTGCGTGGCCACTGAAGCGATTGAGCCCTGCCACCGGTTTTAACGCCGGAGAACAGGGATTCCCAGCGACCACAGTTGGTCTGGGCCTGGTACTTGCCGTCAATGTAAGCCGATGCCCGGATCAGCGCGGCTTGCTTCGCTGCATCATCGCCGGTCCACGCAATATTGGCGCGCGCGGCGTGATAGGCGTCAGCGGCTGCGACGGTTCCATAGAATTCTGGCATCGGGATGTCTCGAATAGGTGGGCGGCGGATTCGACAGCCGCCCGGGTTGTTACTGATGCTTGGCCAGTTCGGCCTGCAGGTCTTCCAAGGTGACGTCGTCGCCGACTTCAACGCCCTTTTCCTTGAGCTGCGCGATCAGATCAGCTTTGGTCTTGTCCTGGGCTTCGGACAGCTTCTTCTGAAGGGTGTCGACGCGGCTGTTGGCGTTCGCATCAATGCCGAAGGCCTTGAGCTGCGCGATCAGATCGTCCTTCTCGGCATCCACGCCGCCAGCCTTTGGCGCAGTGCCAGAGACCTTCAGGAAGTCCAGACGAGAGGCGAGCTTGTGGCCAGCCTCGGTCAGGTCCACATCCTTGCTCTCGCCAGGCTGCAGGAATACCACGCCGGTAACCGAATGAACGCCTTGCAACGCCTTCGAGTTGTTGGTCACTTTCATGACGGCCTCCTATCAGGCTGCTGGAGCGGTGATTTCGTCGAGGTACGCGACAGCGCCTGGCAGGCGAATCTCAGTACCACCAGTGCGCGCGATGATGCCAGTCTCGAAGCCCATGATGGACTTCTGACGAGCAGCCAAAACGCGGCGAGGCATTGGCAGGTGGAAGCGAACAACCTCCTCATCCTTGCGGTATGCGACCAGGCGTCCGCCACCATCCTGCGATGCGTTGCGCGCTTCGCGGATAGGGCCGATGTCCAGTGGCAGGCCGGTTTCTGCGGTGTAGATGTTGTTGCGACGGATGTATTCCAGGACGGTCATGAAACCGTCACCGGCACCCATACGGCGGGTTGCTACCAAGCGGAAGGCATCCGGCGGCATGCGCAGGGTGTCTGCCCACTCGACTTCGCCAGTATTGGTTCGAATCGAGCCCAACACCCCGTTGACGTCTTCGAGGATCTGGTCGACGGTTTTGTTCACCCAGTAGGTGGAGCTGCCAGTGCCGTTCGCCGCAGCATCAGCGCGCGATACGTTCGGGTCATTCAGCAGGCCAGTCCAGCGCTTCTCGGTGCTACCCACGAAAGCGATGCTGTTCAGCAGGCGCTCGACCTTGTCAGCCGCCGAATCGGCCTTTGTGGCGCTCAGGTTGATGCCGTACAGCTGTGCCTGATTGACCTCCTCCAGGTTCCACTCCCAGCCTGAGCCGATCATGGCGAAGTCATGCGATGCCTGGTCGTGGGTTGCGGAGTTGAACGGCATGTCGGTGCCAGTGCCAGACAGGAACTTGGCTTCGCCTGCGGTATCAACGGTGAAGAAGGTGGTGCCGATAGCCCATGGAGCGCCTTCAGTCACGATCGGGATGCTGGCGCCGTAATTGAACGCCGGATAACGGCGCGTGTAGATGCGGGTCTCGATATTTCGGCCCTGGGCCAGAACGAACGGGAACGCCGACTGAGCGTCTTCGAAAACTTGAGGCATGGTTACGCGCTCCGATGTTTGAGGGAGATTTCCACGATGTCGCCGTCGCCACCGGTGGTGTCGAATAAGGCGCCCGGGATCAGAACGGCGCCAGTGGCCGCAGTGGTGGTGTATCGGTTGGTGGCTGCGACGTAATACACGTCATCGCCCGGCACGACAGCGGCCCCGGCAGTGACGTACATCTGGCCGTCAGTCATGAAGCCGCCGGTGAAGTCCTGCGGGTACCCATCGATCAGCGTAGAGCCGGTCGCGACAGGAGGAACTGCAGCGGTCAGAACTGCTAAGCCAAGAAACAGAGTTCCGGTCGCCGAAATCTTGTGATCGTTGCCAGCGCCTGCCACGCGGAAACCTGGGGCGCCGAAGCGAATACCCTCGGCGTTCGAGACGGTGCGGCTGATCTTGTTGCACTTCTCTTCGTTTGCGACCAGGCCTGGAACACCCTTCGCTGGAGCATTGGTGTAGGTGGTTTGGTAAGTTGCCATGTCTGGATCTCCTTAGGCCTTGGCTGGAAGGTGAGCGGTCTGCATGTCGGCGATCATCTGCAGACGTGCCTTCTCGACATCATCACCACCAGTGCGATGGTCCAGCGCCTGGAAGTGCTGACGAACCGGATCATTTCCGGAATTCTTGGCAGCGTCCTCAGCCAGGATGTCGAAGCGGGCCTTGATGTAGGCATCGGGCTGGCCAGCGATGGCGGCATCACCGAACTTGGCAAGCACTACAGCCTTGCGGATTTCGTCGGCCGATTTGCCGGTGTAGTCGGCGTCGTTCAGCGATTTCGCCAAGGTCACCAGATCGGCGCGGTCCTTCACCAGGGCGTCAACCTGAGCGTCGGTCAGGATCTTGGCTTTGGCGTCGTCCAGAGCGGCCTGAAGCTTGGTCAGGTCGGAGTCTTTGGCGGCCAGCGCTACAGCGTGTGCGTCTTTCAGCTGGACAACGTTGATGCCTGCGTCAGCCAGCTGCTTGGTCAGCTTCTCGATCGCCTGCGCGCCTTGGTCGGTGGTTTGTACGGACAGGCCATCAACAATGACCGTGCGAAGTGAATCAGCCATGTCATGGCCTCCTGGTTGGGTTGGTTGCTTGTTGTCGCCGATGCGGAGGTGTTCCCCGCCTCGCGCCCTGTCCACAAGGGCCAGGTGGTTCATGGTCATCGGGCCGAGGATGGCGTCGTACTTCTCACCGGCCTCGGTCACGCCATCTTGAAAGGTGAGCTCAGCGCCATAGCCCATGGATAGCTGGCGCTTGCCTGACTCGTAGTCGGCAATCGCCTTGGCATCCATCAGCACGAGAGGGACACGAACGAACTCGCCGTCGCGCATTACCTCGCTGCCGGTCTGGCCGATAGCAACGTCCTTCCAGTTCTTGGAATTGACGCCTTCGCCGCCAGGGTGATCGTTGGTCATCGGGCGATAGGCGTAGGAACGCATTGCGCTGTCCGCAAAAACGGACGATTCAGGCCGGTACACGCGCACGATCGGCATGTCTGGCTTGCCAACTTCTGAGCCGAGGTATTCCTGAATGCCGGTGCGCGCCACCCTGGCGTCAGCCACGAGGTAGCCGTCCGCCGTCCGCCGTGGATTAGATGCGGTAACGGAGTCGGTGAAGATCATTGCGATACCTCTTCGAATATCTCAGGACCCAGCTCGATAGCGCCTCGGTACGGCTCAACCTTGCTCAGGTCAACGCTGCCGGGCTCGTAGGTGAAAGTGATGTGAGGCTGGTACTCGGGCCAATCCCACGAGGCGCCGGCCTCGATGATCGAGACATGCCGCCAAGCCAGCTCTGAGCTGTTGAACAGCAGCACGACAGCGCCTTCGCCGAACTTTTCTATCAGCCTCGCCCCGCCGGGTGCGATTTTGAGGAGGCCCTTGCTGTCGCCCGACCACGACTCGCCAACCTTCATCCAGTCAACGAGCTGCGTGCTATAGGCGATGGTGACGTGAAGCTCGCCTGCCGGCAGGGTGCTTTCGAAACCCTGCGATTTGGCCCAGGCGAGAATTTCGTCAGCGTTCGTAACCTTGCGCTGCACGTACAGCGTGCGTGGCGCTGCATCCTTGATGACGCTGGTCGCCGGCGGTGCGTCGTCTTCCTCGTCCTCATCGGGCCGGCCGAACTCCTCGACAGCAGCTTCAAGCCCTGGCATAACGCTTTGCTCCACCAGCAGGTTCGTCGCGGCTTTGCTGAGCGCGTCTGCGTCCCACAGCTTGGTGTCGGAGAGGGTTTTGATCGTGTCAGCCGTAGACTTGGCAATCGTTGCCCGGTCAACCGCCGTCGGCTGCCAGAGCGGCTGCCAGACGTAGTGGATTTCGTCAGGACGCGCGCCGAGTGCTGAGCGGATCAGGCACTCGTCCAGCAGGTTCATAGCCGGGCCAATATCCAGCTCCTGGATTGCCTGAATGCGGTCGTAGTAGTTACGCAGATCGGCCTCACCGGTCGAGTTCAAGCCCGATGGTGACTGGCCAAGAAGGCGCGTTGCCGGTATGTCAGCAGCGCCTGAGACCTGCTGCAGAAAGCGGTCCATGATGTCAGGCAGGCCGCCAAAGCTGGCCTGCTTGCTGTCATACTCTTCCTGCGCATCGAGGATCAGCATACCGTTGATGCCTTTAGCCATGGCAGCGAGGCGAATTCGCTCCAAGACCTGATTCTTGTACTTAGGGTCTTCCAGGCTCTGCATGAAATCAGGGATTTTGATGACGTCGACCTTGGCCTCGAATACCAAGCTCGCAGCGTTAGCCATCGTTCCGTCAGACTGCTTGATAGCCTCAAACAGAGCCTGAATTACCGAATCCCCCCATCCAAATTCATTACCCATCGCCATTTCTGGGTCTGGGTGCTCGGCGCCGATGAAGATCACCAGTCTTGACGGGTGGATGTCGATGTTGCTGCCGGTCAGCCGGTAAGCCTTGGGCTTTCCGAACAGCTCAGACATGACATCCTGCTCGATCTCGGTCGCCGAAAGCTGCCGTCGGTTCATTACGGTTAGGTACTTGATCCCCGCCAGGCCGATTCGATCTGTGTCCAGCGGCTTGGATGTATCCACCTCACCGGTGCCGATGAGGATCGCCGATCCGCCAAAGAGTCGAGCCCGGCTCATCGCCAATTTGACCTTGCGGCGCAGATCAAGACGCTTTTCCTCGGCCTCGATCTTCTGAATCTGCTCCTTTTCAGCCTGCCAGCCTCTCCACCGTCGAGTCGCGTCGAGCGCGGGGATATCGACGATCTTGCGAGGCAGCCAGGCGCCGCGGTAAGCGTTGACCAGCTGTTCGTCTGTGATCAGGTTCGGGGCATACATCGAGCCGGACGACTTGTCGCGCTCAGTTCCCAGATTGGCAACGAGGTTGACGAGCTTGTCGCTCAGGTAAGTGATGACGCCCATTAGGAAACACCTGCAAGAGAGAAGCGGCCCTTGGCGGGCCATTCAACGTCGACGCAGTAGCCGATCGCGGTGGTTATGTGCTGGTACTGGTTCTTCTGATCCTCTTGGAACGTTGAACCCTCTTGAAGCTGAACCGTGCTCAGACCCTTGTGGCACCAAGGAGCGGTGACAGGGTTGACATAGAGGCTGACATCACCCGACGCGGTCATGATCTTGGCTCGTACCGCGTTCTGCCGGTCCTTGATCGCCGGGTGCGCTGGCTTGACCTTGCGCGTGAAAACCCAGCCATTAGCCTTCAGCACGCCTTCGATGTCGGTGTAGTCAGACGCATGCCCGTGCTTCTCCCCGGCCTTGCCCGCAGGGTCGCCGTAGATCAGCACATGCTTGTTGCGGTGATCCTTGTAGCGCTCAACGAACTCAAGCGCTGACTGGCGCGAAATGGCACTGGTCAGCACGATCTCATCGAGCAAGTACAGGTCCTTGCCACCGTTACGGCGCACCCCAATGGCTGACGACAGAGGCGTGAAGTTCTGGTCGTGCATCCACATCAGCTGCTCATGCGGCTCTATGGCTGCGTCAGTGGTGTTGGCCTTGCTGTAGTCCTCATAGATACGACCTGATGCCGTTTCGAATGAGGCCTCGAACTCCTGCTTGAACTGCTTGCTCGACATGGCGCGCTTCATGGCGTCCATTACGTCGGGAGGCAGGATCTCAGCTGATTTCCAGTGAAACACCCTGAAGTTTGGGTCTTGCCCGGTCTCGGCCTGCATGCAGAGGTCGTAGTAGTGGTTCAGACCATCAGGTACGCCGAGCAGCCAGCACCAGGCACGGTAATCAGGCATGGTCGGGTTAACGGTGTTGAGCGCCGGGAGAATATTTGCCTCCCAAGCGTCAGGCTTGATGTCGGCGAATTCGTCGATGCCGCCACCCGTCCAAGGGATACCTTCGATGCGCTGTGGCTTGTCCAGCCCGATGACATGAATCTCGCTACCGTTCTCCAAGTAGATGATCAGATCGGACTCTGATGGCCGGCGGCTGTGCATGCACGAAAGCGTGAAGGCTTTCAGGTCATCCCAGAAGATCTTTTTGGCCTGGGCGTGGGTCGGAGCTGCTGCAAAGTATGGTCCCGAGTAGGCCGTCGCCTGTTTCACCAGGAAGCGCTTGAACCGCTCGGTCTTGCCGCTACGACGACCAGCAGGAACCAGAGGGAAGCGAATTCCGTTCGGAACAGCTTCCATCAAAGCAAGCTGAACCGGGTGATCCTTCAGGGCGTACCAGCGAGCAAGTTGCCGATCGAGCATCAGGTTCCCGGTATTCATCCTGGAAGCCTCGCAATCAAATCAGCCAGCAGTTGAGCGTTTGACGATTGCCCGCCCTGCTGGAGTAGTTTCAGTTCGGCCTTGCGCTTCTCAATCTCAAGTCGTTTGAGCTCGGCATCAAGGTCGGCCTGGCCTTTTGGTTGGAACATGCCCATGTGACGCATGACCAACTCAAGCGCGCCCTTCTTGTCGCTAAGCTTGATCTTCTTCAAGAAGCCGATTGCATTTTCGCCATCGCCCATCTCGGCAACTTCCATACCTGCAATGGCAGCTGCCGTGTCGTCATCAAGCTCATGGAGCGGCTTTAATGAGCCATCGAGGTTGTAGGCTTTCCTGATATCTAGGAATGCAAGTCTGGACAGCTCCTGCAGAACGCGCTCTTGGGTGATGCCGGCCTTTTCAGACCTCTCCTCCATGCGGTTCTGTATCGCTGCGTGAACGTGTGGCTTAACCTTACTATTGCTTACCCACTGATAAGCCTTGGACCTTGCGATGGTTGCGCTGTACCCGGCCGCCAGAGCCGCTTTACAGGGGTCCAGGTGGATTAGGTACTCATCGACGAATCTGGCTTCGCGGTTATCTAGTTTTCGCATGCTCTGCCTCATGGCAGGACTTGCAGAGCGTCATACCGTTGCTCAGTTCGACCCGCAGTTCGGGGCAGTCAGCCCATCTGACAATGTGGTGGGCATGGAGGCTTTCAGTGCTTTCGCACCTCCTGCACTTGTATTCGTCGCGAGCCAAGACAGCTGCTCGCCAATTGAGCACTTGTGAGTCATCACGCTCGAGTAATTGGCCGTAAAGCTCGGGCCCGTAAATATCTTTCCAGTCGGGGACGAAGAATTCGAGGATCAGTCCGCACGCGGCTTTAGCTTGAGGCGTTGCATCCTTGCTTCGGAGAACCGCCAGCGCTTTCGATGCGGGCTCGAATCCGTATTCTATGAACCTCTGGCCTTGCTCTGCCTTACTGATGGACAACGCGTTACACGGCGCAATCATGCCGATGTGCATGGCAATCTTACGGAGGGCGCTGATTTTTTCGCTCAGGGCTTCATCAACAAAGCGCTGCTGTTTTGCTGTCAGCGCCATAGGGAATCCTTTGAGACTTGGTGCCTCGCGTGAGGTGTTGGTTCGAGGAGCGGCTGGGTCAGCTATCGCGCGCTATCGTTGAGTGCTAGACGATCATTGACGACCAACTCATAGGTCTTGAAAGTCAGACGCTTACTCGGATATAGCCGACCCCAGGCATCGAGCATTCCAAAAGCTGATGCAGGCTTGTCGGCTAGCCGTAATAATCTGACAGTGGTCGTGAGAACTGGGATGAGCCAGGCAGAACTCTTCATAGCCTACTCCGCGCCACGAAACGGACGCATCTGAATTTGTGGCGAGAGTTATTTGCTCTTGCCCTACTGGTTCCCTGCCGACTGATTACCCTGCGCGTCAGGTCGTTCGTTCGACAGGTAGGCGCGCACCGGCGCCTCGTTTTATTTCTGCCTTGCGGCCTTCCAGTAAGCGGGGGTCGGGAGGATTCAAACCTCCGACATCCAGGCAGTCTTTCGGCACTCGCGAATGCCTAAGTCCTGGCGCTCTACCACTGAGCTACGACCCCATTGAATCTTTACTCATCCGGCTTATGCAGCTCTGGCTGTTGCACGACCCGTGAGATAGCCACCGCGATGCCCAGAGCCATGTTCACACTGGCGAACAGCAGCGGGTGTACCGACCCTTGGAACAGAAGCCATCCCACCGCAGCAGCATTCAGCGCAGCACCAATGCAAGCGAGCTGAACGCTTGTCAGCTTCCAGGCAATTCGCCATTCAGGGATGAGGGCCATGTTCTGCGTCCGAGGGAATGAGTTTTTCGAGGCTTTCGGCGTAGCGCTTCCAGTCGTCACGGCTCTTCGTCACGCGGCGCAGTGCGGCCTTTGGTGGTTCGGGCTCAGGACACGCAGATGGCGCAGATGTGAACCGGAAAACCGTTGTCTTGTGCTCGGCTGGTTGCCGGGTTCCTGTGTCCTGCTGTGCGCAGCCGGCAAGCAACAGCACTACAACCAGTGCGCACCTCACTTTGGCCGTCCGAACGACTTCACCATCTCGGTGAGCGAGTCCAGGCGGAAGTCTTGACGCTGGTCAGAGCTGCGCAGCGTGTCGATGAACTTATCGCCGGAATCGCGCGAACGCTCGAGGGAATCCACTCGCTGGGTCAGCAGCGCCTGGCTAGTCTGGTATGCGTTCAGCGAGGCTTGAAGCGTGGACAGCGAGCCCACGACATACACGAACGCACCGATCGCAGCAGCAGACAGAACGGTCTGGAGGACAGGCACGACGATTTTAAACACCGTGCTGTCAGCGATGCGGGATACGTCGGTCATGGGCTTTCCGGAATAAAAACGCCCGCAAGGAGACGGGCAAAGGCGCTGGAGGAGCAGCACGATGGATTCAGGGACGAATGAGGCCCTCGCTGAACATGGCAATCAGAGGTTCCGAGGGATTGGGGAAACAGGTACATCCGGGAAAGCACCCACTTGAGTAGCGGCTTTCCTCGGAGGTACAAAAAAGCCCGGCATGGCGTCCGGGCTTTTTCACATCAGGTCACTTCGGGCGTATTCAGCAGATGGGAAGCGCGAAGCTTTCGGGCTTTGGCTTCGCCGAGGCCATTTCGAAGTGATTGCTGGATGCGCGCAGATTGGACTTCAACTGTTCGTCAGTGGACTGGCTGCCCGTTCGCCATGAGGCGAGGGTCATTTCCAGACGCTTTAACGCCACACCCTGCGGCTCGCCCATGGTGCGAACCATGTGATACGCGGAGGTTACCGGATCGGCCAGGGCGGTCAGGGAGAAACAGGACAGGCATGCGGCGAGCGCAAGACCCAGGTACATGGAGAGTCGCTTGATCATTCGGCATTCCTCGAAGGTAGGTTTTCTGAAGGCACAAAAAAACCCGCTCAGGGCGGGTTTCTCGGTCTACTTCGCCAGAGGCGAAATTGTGACAGTGACGAAATAGTGCCAGAACACTCCTCAAATCGTCAAGCGGCTATTTCACGGTCATTTTCTGACCCTTCTCGCATCATCGCGACCACTGCCGAAACTGGCTTGAGCGCCTGCTTGTCGAGCTTGTCGATATGCGTGCAGAGGGTGTTCCAGATCTCTTCCCAGTCTCGTGCCCAGTTTTGTGGATTCATCTTTTCGCCCGTGCGGTCTTCGACGAACATGCAGATCCCGCCTGGCCCCATGCCTGTGCCTCCACCAACGATCATCTTGTGCGACTGGAGGGCCGCCATAGCCATCCAGTAGGCGCGCTGCTTCTTGCGGTCGGTGAGCGATTCCATACCGCTACCCAGCCAGACCAGACCGTGCGCAATGCTGAGGTCGTTGCCTGTTGCAACCGGGGAATACATGAAATTGCCGAAGTGACGCAGCGACTTAGGCAGCGTATCAATGGCGCGCAGCACCAGCCCGGCGATGAGCATGTGAGCGCAGCGAGATTCGGAGAGGCGACGGCCGGATCGCGTTTCCATCACGCCTTCCTTCCGAACCTCGTATACCCTGGCCACCTCCTGACCATCATGGTTTTCCAGCATTACCATGATTTTGGTATCTCCGGCGCCGCTCTTCTTGCCAATCAAGGCTTGCTCAGCGGCCACTGCCAAAGCCGAAGGACGGTGTTCGTGCAGTGCATCGTGCCAAGCCTGACGTGCTCCGATAATTTTCATGCTACTTCTCCCCGTTTCAACTCTCTGGTCAGTGCTCTGTAGTGCGCGGTCATCGCCTTCAGGTCGTCAATCGTGTATTTCTTGGGCTCATGCGGGCCTTCCAGCCACTCAACCTTGTCGGCGCCGATTCGCTGCACAAGGCTGATTCGGTAGTTCACGATGTCGCCGGATTTGTGCGTGTTGCATGGCGAGCACTGCAGGTGGCAGTTCAGCGGCTCAAAGCGCAGTTCTGGCGCACTCGCCACCGTTCGGTAATGGCCGGCGTCATTCTTGCCCTGATGGAACCGGCCGCAACTGATGCAGGGCTGCGCAGCGTCGCGGGCACGCACCCATGCGTTGAACGCGACCTGCGTGTCCTTCATATGATCGGCGCGAGTTTTCAGCTTCTCCTTGCGAACCTTGATCTCACGGCGCTCGCGCTGGGCAATCGACTTGCGCTGCTTCTCCTGCGCTTGGCGGGCCAGCACTACTGCGCAGTCCGGCGAGCACCATTTCTGAAAGCTGCGGGTCGGCGTGAAGGTCGCACCACAACCAGCGACTCGGCAGCGCTTCGGCCGCATAGGCTTTGTGGATTGCGGGATCAAAGCCCACCCCCGAACTGAACCGACATGGGCTGAGCGTGATACCCGGCTTCGAGGATGGTCGCCAATGCACTGATCAGAGCCTTGATGGTCTTCATGCCACTCTCCTTTCGCCGTAGATGGCGTACATCAGGTCGTCGGGATGAGGTAGGAGCAGCTGCAGGTGCTCGGCGCAGTAAGCGTCCAGCAGCTCCAGATAGGTCGTCATCTGCGCGATGGTGAAGCTCCGGGTCTTTGCCCGGCCGACGCGGTAGCGCGTGCCGTCTGGAAGCTGGACAGGGTGAACTTCGGCAGGCCACAGGCGTGACACCAGGATCTCGTGCCACTCTTCCGCGCTGGCGATCTGGCCGAACGAATCCCGCAGGTGAGCCTGGATGAGGCCATTCCACATCCAGAGCAGCTTGTTCTGCGCGTCACTGCGCTTGCTGCGGACTTCAACGATCGTCAGTTTGCGCGGCTTGGTCAGGTCGAGGCCCTGCAGGTAGCCCATCAGGCGGGTGCGGTCGTTCTCGTTGCGGAGCATGAGATCAGTCATGCGGCTACCTCTTCCTGATCGGCGTGAGCACGCAGGATCATCAGGCAGTCCCGGGAGATGAATGCGTCAATCACGAATCCGCCCAGGTCAATCGCCAACGGGTCTCCGTTGCCCTTCCCGCGCGCCACGTAAAACTTCCGGCCTTCACGACCCTGGACTGGATCGAGCACGAAATAATTCTCTTCCGTTACCTCGATCAGGATCTGGTGATTGCCGGCCTCGATGTTCAAAGAGGGCGCGGTGCACAGATAAACCCCCTCGTCTGCGAGAGGTGGCGTGTCGACGCTGTAGAAGGCGGTGTACTTGACGCCCAGGTAATCAAGCATTTCGCGAAGAGTCAGGTCGCCGTCTCGGTATGGCTTGTGCAGTTCCTCGATGACGTCAGCCGCCGGGCGATTCACAATCATCGCCAAGCAGGTCGACACGCAGCTCACCGGGCATGGTTGGGTTTGCAGGGTAATAAGTGGACTCATCGAAACACCTCCTGCAGATTCGCAGGCGCAGTCACCCGCTGAACTTTGTGGTGAAAGCCATACCCGGCTACCACGACGATGATGGTCAGGACGATCCAGATTCGGTTGGTCATGGACGGGCCTCCCGTGGCGAGCGGTATTGCCAGTCAAAGGGAATCACCGGCTTGCCTTCCTCGTCCTTCTCGGCTGCGTCACGAAGCCTTCTGCCACCAACCATCAGCGTCTCAGCGCCGCTGCGGATGGTGCGCTCAATCCATTCCTCATCTTCAGATGCCGCGACCTCGCTGGGCACCATGTAAAGGCGTGCTGCCCAGTAGGTGCTGAACAGGGCAAGATCGCGTTCGTCGCGGAATGACTCGTCGATTGAATCCGTGGCATCTTCCAAACGGACAAACCAGTCCTCAAACTTTTTGAGGCGTTCGACTTCCGCCGCTTGCGCTTCGTTTGCCGCCTGCCACACCACCCATCGCTCGACGTGAGCCTCGTACGTCGCTACGGTCGAATTGCGCAGCTCGGTCAGCACGTAGCGCGAGGTTTCGGAGTTCCAGGTGACGCCAGCAGGAACTGGGAATTTGTTTTCGAATTGTTCGCGACTGGTCATCAGGAAACCCTCTTTGCAGCGAGCTCTTCAGCTTGGCGATTCAACAGCGCGCGGCGCTCGGCCAGTTCGTTAGCGGCCTGGATCTTCATCTCCAGCCGGCGCTCTTCGGACGCGGCATTCATTTCGGCCATGTTGTCTTTGATGACCTTCAGCTTGGCCCTGACGTCTGCGCTCGGTCGTGAGACCGTCCCGGTCAGTAACCCGGCGACTGCGCGCCCATCCTCGGTAACAGGCTCGATTCGCAAGTCAGCGAGATACTTCGTGCCAGCGTCTTGGCTGATCAGCTGCGAGCGAACGGCAGACTCAATCGCTTGAACGCGACGTGCTTGGTCGTAGCCGAGGGAAACCTCCCACTTGAGAGGCGTTCCCTCTGCGCGCGCTGAGCTAACCAGACGCTCATAGGCACTGAGGAAAGCCATACGAGCGCCGACCTTATCGCCAGCGTCGAGAATCGGCCCAGACGCGCTCATGGCCTGCCTGATCTCTGGAGTCAGTACGACGGTGTCAAACTCATCGCTGGCAGCCATGGCGATCGACCAGGCCTCATCCTTTCCCGGGCGGCCATCCGCAGCCTGGATGCGCTGCAGGATCGCTCCGAGGGTCAGGCGTCCAGTTAGTTCGCGGCGGCAGCTACGCAAGGCGCTGGCGATCACCTCGATGGTGTGCTCAGCCAAGTCCTCAGCCATCATCTGAGCAGCGCTGGGGCTGATGGTCTGCCCGAGGGTTTCCGCAGTAGCGCAGATGGCCATCGCGAGCTCTGCTTGATCATCGAATGAAAGCATTGCCACGCCCTCCCCCGTTGCGGATAGCGGACGCTGCCTGCTGCGCAGCGTTGATGTTGGCCTGCGTGTTCTCCATCTGGCGAGCGGTCACGGCGTTGACTTGGCGACCGGTTAGCCATTGCGTGCGGATGCCTTCAGCGCGCGCCACCAGCAGCCCAAGGTCGTGCGAGGCGCGGATGAAGAACGAGTCGTTGATGGTTACGTAGAACATCGCGACCTGCGGGGCCTCTTCAGCACCGAGGCGCTGCACAAGCTGGGCAACCTGGGCGTTTACCTTGGCGTTGCGAACAGGCTCGACGCCGTAGCGCTCCAGGTAGGCGATCGTGTAGCCGTCCCATGTCGCGGCGTTGGCGATCTGAGCCGGCGTCTTCTCCTTCGCCGCCCGAGGCTTCAAGACCTTCACGTTCGTCGCCGCCTGAGCGTTAGCGACTGGCAAGGGCTTTTGATCTTGGGTGAGGGAATCAGGAATCAGAGAATCAGAAGAGAGGGAATCAAGAGAGAGGGAATCAGCCGGGAAAGAACTGTTCTCGCATGGTGCTTGTACGGTGCTTTCCTCGTACCAGTCTGGTTCTGCCTCGAAAACCTCAGCAGGAATGGTGCTCTTGGCCTCTTTTACGTGAGGGTTCTGGTGCTTTGCCCAGCTCACGATTTGAATGGCGCGGACACCTTCAGCCATATAACGGCGGATGAAGCCGTACGACTCCAGCCCGTTCAGCATGAATTCGATGTCGACGTTGTCCGCCGGGAACAAGGCCATCTTCAAACGGCGTGGGCGATCCTCAAGACGGCCCTCCCGATCTGCTTCAGTCCACATGCCGATGAAAAGCAGGCGAGTGGCAAAGTCCAACTCGGCCAGGTGTTCGTTCGAGAAGAACCCCGGTTTGATATTTCTGGAGCGGGCCATCATGGACGTCCTTTGCCGACAAGCTCGGCAAGCTCTAGGAAACGATCCACATACCAGTGAGGCTGCGTCTCGCGAGGGGATTGAGGGCTGGTCAGGTTCTTGCCATAGGCGAGGCCCTTATCAGTGATCGACCAGAACGGGACGACCTCCTGCTTCGAGTTCTTGCGGGTCAGCACCTTGAGGTAGCCAGCGGCTTCAAGCTTCTTGTTGAAGGACACGACAGACCCGCCTAGGCCGAAGTCCTTCAGCAGTGCGGTAGCGGATTTGGTTGGCATGGAGGAACCACCGGCGGCATCCGGCGCGGCGTCGACGGCGTAACCTGGGAGAAACTTCGGATCAAGGCCGTTGTTCTCGGCAATCTTGGTCAGCATGAGCATCTGGCTGGACGGTGCAGGCTTCAGCAGACGCGTGAAGCATTCCATGATCGCGATTTCGCCGATCACCTTCGTACCGTTCGCCGTGACGGCTTCGCGTGACGCGGCTTTCTCCTCAAGCTCCCGCCAGCGACAAACGACCGCATAACGCATGCGGGCGCTATAGCCAGTCATAAGCGTGTCGGTCAGGTCGCGGTCTAGGTGAAATGCCGTGGTGTATCCGCGCGCGTCTTTCTCTTCAGAAAGATGGCCCAAAATTGGACCATCTTTTTTGAGATCAGAAATCATCTCGCGGATGTCCCGGATCACGTGCTTGTGAGCTTTGCGCGTGACACTGGCGATTTCCTTGGATGACATCGTGCGCGCCACGTTTCCGTGATTCGCAAAATGTGGCGCGAGCTGTGGGGTATTGCCTTGGGGTGATGTTTGCATTACCTTTACCTCATCTGATGTAGCAATGAACCGGGCCGTGAACCCGGTTTTTTTGTGCCTGAAATTCAGGCTTTCGCCTTGTGCAGCTCGATGACTGCACCAATAGCTTCCAAACTCGCCGACATGTACTTGGCATGCATGGCGCGAATCTTCTTGGCTTCCCCCGCATCGATCTCGCCGTCAGCCAATGCATGCGCAACCATCTGATCGAGCGCGCCGCGCTGGGCGGATGCATTCAGCGAGCGCTGATACAGGTCGACGTTGTCCAGGTCGGCTGCGTCGGGGATCTTCACGAACACGCCGCCGTACATCGCGCTGACGTAATCAGGCAGAAGCTCGGATCCTGTTTCGCTCTCCAGCACGAACAGCTCAGCGTCACTCAGTGGCTTGCAGCCTGCCGTCTCGTAAATCTGGTTTTCCAAACGTTTGGTCTTGATGCCAAGGCGTGCCGCAGCGCAGTCCATGCCACCTGGGAAGCCATTGGCGATGGCGGCCATGACCTGCCTGCGGGTGTCTAGTACGGTGGTTTTCATGTCCTAGTTTTTCCTTTGCGTTGATACGGCCAAAATGCCATCACCGAAATGATCAAGGACGTATCCATGACCGACTCTTCCGAACTGCAAGGCGAGATAACCGCCCTCTGCTGCTTTGTGGGTGCATTGGCATCCACCCTGCCCCTGTCTTCTCAGATGAGGCTCTGGCCTGCGTTCGAGCAGAAGGCCAGCCAGCTTCGTGATCAGTTGAGCCAAGAGGCTCTGCGCGGCTTCGAACTGGCGACTATCTCGCTCAGCTCGAAGCGCGGCTGATGATTACGCCGCCTGCCTTGCCTTCTTCCGCTGTGTTGAGCAGTACAAATCGTCAATCGCGAGACCGACCGAGTACCGGGGATCAGCAATCGAGCCTTGGCGAATGCGGAAAATCGTCGAGGTGTCGACGCTGCAACGCTCAGCGATTTCGGCGTAGGAAAGGCCGGAAGCCCGGATCGCTTCCACTTTTTGCTGGTGGCTAACTTTGGTCATGGAAGGATTTCCTCTGTTGATGAAGCAATCATATATGCATCAATGCATGCGCGCAATTGCAGAACAGCATTTGCCATATGCAGCAGCGCGATTCACTATCTCGCCCATGCACAAACGCACTGTTTCTAAGGTTTTAAAAGAGCTTCTCGCCCGCGATGGGATCACGCCCACTGAGCTTCACCGGCGGACGGAAGTGCCTCAATCAACTATTTCCAGGATCCTCAGCGAAAAAATCGCAGACCCTGCGGACAAGCACATATCGAAGATTGCTGAGTACTTCCGTGTAACGACGGATCAACTCAGAGGAAGGCAGAGCCTGGCGTACAAAACTTTCAGCACCCTGAATACGGATAAGCTGATTGAGTCGAACGCCTCGCTTGATGGCCCATTCGATGTGTGGGACGACGACACGCCCCTGGATGACGACGAGGTGTATGTGCCTTTCCTCAAGGAAGTGGAGCTGTCGGCTGGAAGCGGCAGGACAGTGGTTGAGCAGTCAAGCAGTCGCAAGCTGCGCTTCGGCAAACTCACTCTGAAACGTCAAGGCGTTCAGGCTAGTGAGGCCGTCTGTGTGACAGTTTGCGGCAACAGCATGGAGCCAGTTCTGCCAAATGGCAGTACTGTCGGCGTTGACCAGGGCACCACGTCCATCATCGACGGCAAGATGTACGCCCTGAATCATGGTGGCCAGCTCCGCGTCAAGATGCTGTACCGCATGCCGAAGGGCGGGATCAGGCTGCGCAGCTATAACCGCGACGAGCACCCGGACGAGGAGTACACCGAGCAGGAGATGCTGGAAAACGAACTTGTCATTCTCGGCAAGGTGTTTTGGTACTCGGTTTTGGTCTGACTGCAGGCAAGGTCGTGTACGTAACGTAGGCAAGCCCACCAATGTGTGGGCTTTTTTTTAGCCTTTAGAGGGACTGCCTGCATGGTAGAATTTCAGCTCATCTATGGAGGGTTATTCGGTGCGCGTATTTGGAATGTTTGTGCTGGTCATAGCTGTTTTGTTGCTGATCGTTGCGATGTCTATGGACGTCACGGTCACCACTGGAATCGGCCGAGTTAATAATTTTGGACTGATGGCCGAGCGCCAAAATCTCATGATGTTCGGAGGTATAGCGCTGATCGCCGCCCTGCTGATGGTAATTTTTGGCGGAAGGTCCAAAAGCAATTCAACAAGCCAGGCTGTCGATATCCGCGACTGTCCGTATTGCGCTGAACCTATCAAGCTGGCGGCAGTGAAATGCAAGCACTGCGGCGCTGACGTCGAGCCAGCAACCGCGCCTAAGCTTAAACAAGGCTGGGTAGCGCGGGTTTCATGCCGCGATGACGCCGAGAGTAAGCGCGCCCGTCAGTGCATGGAGGAGATGGATCTTGATGTAGTGCCAATGATTGATAAGGACGTCGGCGCTGGTCCCTACGCCACAAAGGAGGAGGCTATCTCCGTCGCGCGAAGGATCGGCGAATCCAAGAAGCTGTACGCCACCGCAATATTCCGTGACGTTGTGACGGGAGATTACAGCCCCCTCTGAGTCTCAAAGCATGAACAAGCCCGCCCAGCGCGGGCTTTTTTTCGCCTGAAGAAAAGCAGTAATGCCACGCAGCATATCCATGCATTTAATTTTGCGTTTATGCATTGACAGTGAATGCATTGATGCATATTCTTCACCCATCGCAGCGACAAACCAACGGTGCGACAGGGCCTCAATCGGGTCCGTGCTCTTTAAACAATCTGACGTGACCCAACGACGTACCCAGGCCATTACCTGGGTGAGGACAAGCTAAACCGTCGTCCATGCAGGCTATGGAACCTGCCGGACTCCACCACTGGAGGACGCAAAGTTGTGCAGCCACCCGATGTGACGCCAGTAGCGGCAACGGGCAGTGGTGGGGATACCCGGCATACGCGCAACGAGATAGCCGCAAGGCAGCCAAGGAAACCGTGGCAGGTAACGGAACCAAGCAACACCAGATTTCCTCGATGCCCTTGGAGACAGGGGTATCAGGGAAATCAACCGGGAGACATGCAATGAACAAAGTGCTTCGCATAACCCTTCACGGCGAGTTGGAGGTCTTTGCTGACGATAGCCTGGACGCCTGCATCCGTGAGGCCAACAGGCTAAACGCAGAGCGCGGCTTCACCAGCAGCGTGTACGTAGTTGAGTGTGATGACGGCCACCGAATGACGGCGGCTGACTGCAAGGCTGCAGCCTGAACCATCCTCCTGCGCATTCACAGAGTGCGCAGCGTGATGCGGATGACCACTACACCCCGCGCAATGCGGCCCCCTGCATCAAACACCTCTGACGCAACAGACAGCGACTGTCGCCAGTAGCGAGCCGCTGGTACCGCCTGCTGATTCCAGGCGAGCAGTGAGTTTCACAAATGCCGCGCCTACCCCGTGCGGCATTCGGAAGCCACCTGAAACGAATAACGGAGCAAGACGAGATGACTTACAAGATTCTTCCAGCCGAGCAAGGATGCAACACAGCACGCATGGTTCGAGTGGTTGATGGTATTCAGTTGGTAGCAATGTTCCTTTCTAGTGCTGACGCCTCTGCTTACATCGAAAGTAAAAAGAAAAGCAAAAAGAAATAGCCATGATCTCCACCCCAAGCCCCTTCATTGGGGCTTAGCCAGTACCGGAGCCACCCATGATCACCCCACTCCACATAGACGGACTGATCCTTTGGGATTTCATCCGTTACGCAGGAAGCCATGACCCGTTCCTGATGTGGGGTGACCACGGATGGTTCTGCCCTATTGGGTATGGCGGGTTGCTTTGAATTTTTCCGATCACCTCGAAAGAGGCTGCATCGGATATTGGTCGCCATTGTTTCTGTAACTGTCCTGATCAGAGACGTTTCTGATGTCCAGACGACCAATATCCGATGCAGATGAATGCCCGGGCTGACGGGCAAGTGTAAGACCTGAGGGATCGCGGGAATCGTGGCCGGTAGAGTGAGTAAGCGCCCAGATGGCCACGGCGATCCAAGAATAAGCGGCTGAAACCTTCGCCCCGGTGAAACTCCGGTGTCACTAAGGCTGCTAATAGTCGTGCCGGGATCAGCTCCGGTCTCTGCATCACCCCATTCAACAGGTAGCCACTGCCTTCCCAGTGAGCGAGCAATAGGAGATTGCGATGAGTGATCAAACGTACCCATTCGTGGGTTGGGTATTGGGTGGGACGTTTATACCAAAGCAGGTCGAGTTCATATCAAGGCGGTGCTGGTACGGGCAGGACTGGCACGAATCGAAACATGGAAAGGACTACCGATTCGAAGACGTTTTCTCTACAAAAGAACAAGCCATCGCGCACGGAAACGAAAAGCTGAAGGCAATGGAGCTTCGCCTAGCTAAGCAGCAAACATCCATCGCGAAGAAGCGCAAGAACCTAGCAAAAGCCACCGCGTAACACTCCTCCCACACCCTCCCGAACACACCCCACTGCTCCATCCCCGCTGTCCATCGGCGCTGACGCGTTCTCGATGAAGCAGTCGTGTGTGTTTGGTCAATCAGCAAGGAGATCGTCATGTGCGATTGCAGAGCGGTATTCGAAAAGGAGGCCGCTGAACGGCATCCGGAGATCATCGGCGCCAAGGCGACACTGGCTGGCTACATGCTCATCCCTGCCGGCCGCCAGTACGCCGAGTGCGAAGTTGTCGGCACCCGGATGACCGCCAAGGGCAAGGAAGTGACGGCCAAGGCGAAAATCAACGTGCTGGGCAGCTACTGCATGTTCTGCGGCGAGAAATACCCGGAGGCGGCATGAGCGGCTGGATCAGTGTTAAGGATCGACTGCCGCCAATTCGTCAGCACGTCCTCGCTTACCGCTTAGGCAAGAAAGCCAAGGACGGCCCTTTCTTCGCGATGACCTGCGGTAACGAGTTACGACCTTGGCGCTATATCGACGGAGATCGGTGCGACATAACTATCACGCACTGGCATGAAATCCCCGCACCACCCACCGAATAACCCCCCATTCCCCGACCGTATTCGAAGATGCCAGCGAGCTTCACGGCTCAGGTTTGGTCACCTGGCTGGCATCCCCTAATGCGGTCTATCAGCGCCTACGGAGGCGACTATGAACTCATTCGCAAGAGCGCAAGCGCGCTGGGACAACATGCAGCCTGATGACGACTCCGGGCATGAGGAAGCAGCGCGTGTCTGGATCGAAGACACAGCCGAGAACCTGATGCGCGGCTGTGACCTGGTGATTCGCCGCCGTCTCTGTTCCCCCATCGTCGTCGAGTACTCCACGTTCCTGACCGAGGTTCAGACTCATCTGAATCAGCGGCAGATCGACGATGAAGATCCTGATGACTTCTTCGCTCAGCTGGTCATCGCAGCTGTCGGTGGCGCGCCGGCCAAGACGTTCGCCTTGGGCCTGCTCGGTGAAGGCCAAACGCCGATGGGCAAGCTGTTCGATATCGCCGTGGCGCTGGTCGAGCCGCATGCCGAAGCAGGCCTTCAGGCTGAAGCAGAGGATGCGGACCTATGAGCAAGGACGTAGCAGACGCGTTTATTTCCTTGGAGATCGCCAAGATTTCCAGATCTCCCATGCCCCACGTCGACCACTCCTACGTCAGCGGGATGATCGACATGGCGGTGATGCTGGGCCAGCTGACTTACGAGGATGGCCAGTGCTACCACCAGGCACTGGAGCGGAAGGTCGGCAACCGGAAAACTGAACTCAGGAGGGTGGCATGACCACGCCAATCGTGAAACCCCTGATCGACGAGCAGCTTGAAGACGTGGAACGCCGAATCGCCATCCTCGGCTTCGGCCTTCCGTTCAATGAGATCATCGGCAAGCCTCGCGAGATGCTGGTATGTGATCTAAAGCAGCGTCTGGCACCGAGCATGAAGGGTCGCCGGATCGCGGTGAGGGTTCGGCCATGAGTCGCAAGAATCGCCATTACAACTATGCGGATGTCCGCTACCAAATATCCGGGACCATGCAGTGTTGCGCATGCGGAAAGAAAATAACCGAAGGCCCTTATCGCTATCACGAAACAGCTGATGCCTACGTTTCGTGCCACCGTGCCTGCTGCCCAGACGATCCGAAGTGGTTGGCTATGGATCAAGCAGAGCAAGAATCAAATGAGCGGCGACGTCTGTTTGAAGCGGATGTTCTGGCCTTCTACGACAAGTGGGGTGGACTAGACGACGATGATTTCATGTCGATCGTAGCCATCAACAGGTGAAGCCATGAACAGTTACCAGCACGCCAAACGCTGGGCATTCTGGCGCGGCAGCTTCTTCACCCTGCTCTTCTGCTCTGCCTGGATGATCGCCAGCGCTTACGCACCGCACTGATTCAACCCCCACCCTATTAAATCGCAGCGCCCCGGCACACGGATGGCGCGGGAGACTCCGCATGTCTGCAACTCAGCAGCTCGTCAGCATTGACGACATCAACGAATCAAACGCTCCAGCCATTTACGTGCTGGGCGGGCTGAAGCCTTTCCTCGATCACGCCAAGGCGGAAGTCTCCGGTGAAGTGCCAGACCTCACCACTCGCAAGGGCCGTGAGCGCATCGCCAGCTTGGCGGCAAAGGTCAGCAAGTCGAAGACGGCGGTCGAGAAGCCGGGCCGCGACTACCTGCGCCGCCTGAAGGAAATGCCGAAGGTTGTCGAGGCCGAGCTGCGCGAGTTCGTCACCGAAATGGATGCGTTGCGTGACCAGGTTCGGCAGCCACTGACCGAATGGCAGGCCGCCGAAGATGCACGCGTTGACCGACACAATGACGGTATCGCCCAGATCAAGGACGTCAACACTGACGGCATGAGCGCCTCCCTCATCGGCGCGAAGATCCAAGACCTGGACAGCACTGCCATTGGTGAGGAATGGGAGGAGTTCGAAGAGGAAGCGCACCGCGCCAAGGCTTCGTCACTCACCACCCTCCGCGCCGCACTGGCCAAGCAGGAGCAGGTAGAGGCCGAGCAGGCTGAACTGGCCCGCCATCGCGCGGAAGCCGAAGCGCGTGCCCAGCGGGAGCGCGAGGCGCAGATCGCTCGCGAAGCCGAGGAGCGCGTGCGCCGTGAAGCAGAAGCTGCCGCCCAGGCTGAGCGCGAAGCCGTGATCCGCAGAGAAGCAGATGCCAAGGCCGCCGCAGAACGCCGCGAGCTTGAGCTGAAGCTTCAGGCCGAGCAGGCAGAGCGTGCAGCTGCACAGGCCGAGGCCAACCGAATCGCCGCTGAACAGCGCGCCGAGCAAGAACGCGTTGCAGCGGCGCAGCGTCAGGCAGACGCAGTTGAGCGTGCACGCCTAGCTGAGATTGCGCGCGCCAACGCTGCAGCCGACGAAATCATTCGCCAGCAGAACGCCCGGGAAGCCGACAAAGAGCATCGCCGCACGATCAATGCTGCCGCGCTGGAAGCGTTCGTGAAAGGCGGAATGACCGAAGAGTGTGCAAAGCAGGCAATCACTCTGATCGCCAGCCGACTGATCCCCGCCATCACCATCCAATACTGAGAGGTCGCCATGAGCAATCTTGCCGTGAAAGATCCGGCCGCCCGCGTGCCGGCCGTCCAAACCGAATCGACGACCATCATGTCGATCATCCAGCAGGTGGCTATGTCTCCAGACGCCGACATCGACAAGATGGAGCGTCTGATGGCGATGCATGAGCGCTTCCAAGCTCAGCAGGCCAAGCAGCAGTACGACGACGCACTGTCGCAGATGCAGGAAGAAATGCCTGTTATAGGCGAGCGCGGCGGAATCAAGGATAAGAGCGGCCGTATTCAAAGTACGTACGCCCTTTGGGAAGACATCAACGAAATGATCAAGCCGGTACTTGCCCGACACGGCTTTGGTCTGACCTTCCGAACCCCGCGAAACGAGAAAGGCATTGAGGTTGAGGGCGTGCTGAGTCATCGCGCCGGGCACCGCGAAACAACCTCCATCGTTTTGCCCGTCGACACCTCTGGCAGCAAGAACGGCGTACAGGCCGTGGCGTCCAGTGTCAGCTATGGCAAGCGGTACACCGCCGGCCTGCTGCTGAATATCACCACCACAGGCGAAGACGATGACGGGAATGGCGGCGTCGCCGCTGTCACGCCGCGCGTTACGTCTGCTCAGGCTGCGCAACTGGCGATGTTGTTGGAGAAGTGCAGCGAGAAGGCGAAGAAAGCTTTCGCCGGTATCCACGGTACGCCATCAGCGGTCGAGAAAGCTGTGTTCGACCAGGTGTTGGCAATGCTCACCAAATCAGCCGCCCAGAACGCGAAGAACCCCGAAGGAGAAGGCAATGAAGATAATCAGTGACGTCGAACAAGGCACTCAGGCGTGGCTGGATCTACGTCTGGGCATCATCACCTGCAGCGAGCTGGATAGCCTGCTGGTCAACGGCAAAGGCGAAGCCGGGTTCGGTGCCGGTGCGTTCACTTACATGAACACGCTGATCGGCGAGCGCATCACCGGCGAGGCAGCCGATCCATTCCAGGGTAACCGGCACACTGAGCGCGGCCATGAGTACGAAGGCATTGCCCGCGGCTTGTATGAAGCGCGCGAGGATGTGAAGGCTGAACAGGTCGGCATCATCCTGAACCACGGCATCGGCTACTCGCCAGACTCGCTGATCGGCGCAAATGGTCTGACCGAGATCAAAACAAAGCTGCCGAAGTTGCAGGTCGAGGTGATTCTTGGCGGCGAGATCCCGAAAGAACACATCGCTCAGTGCCAGGGCGGCCTCTGGGTCTCGGAGCGCGAGTGGATCGACTTCGTCTGCTACTGGCCCGGCATGCCGCTCTTCATCAAACGCGCATACCGCGACGAAGTGATGATTCGCAAGCTCTCCGAACGTATCACCACCTTCTACGAAATCCTCGACGAGCGCATGAACAAGGTGCTCGGCCTGGCCGCATAACTCAAGGAGCCACGATGCCAACACTTACCGATATCGGCCGCTTGGGCCGCGATGCTGAGCTGCGCTACACCCCCAACGGCGATGCTGTCTGCAACTTGCCCTTGGCATGCGAATACGGCCGCAAGGGTCAGGACGGAAAGCGTCCAACCCAGTGGGTCGACGCAACGCTGTGGGGCAAGCAGGCCGAAGCAATGGCGCCGTACCTGCTCAAGGGCCAGCAGCTGCACTTCACCATCGACGATGCTCATGTCGAGACCTTCGACAAGAGCGACGGCAGTCAGGGCATAAAGCTGACTGGCCGGGTGATCATCATCAAGTTTGCCGGTTCCTCACCGCAACAGCAGGCACAGCAGGCGCCGCAACAGCAGCCCCGCCAGCAGCCACAGCAGCGCACCCAGCAACAGAGCAGGCCGGCCCAGAACCAGCAAGGCACGAACGGCCCTGATTTCGACAGCTTCGACGACGACATCCCCTTCCGCCAACTGCCGTATCTCGCGGGTGCCTGATCATGAGTACCAACAATAACCACTACTGGCACATCCAGCACATGCGCGACAGCATCGACCGGCTGCTGGCCGCTTCGAAGAACTGGAAGCCAGCCGACGCCGAGCGCGGCGAGGCAACCATTCTGAAGCTGGAGAAGCAGATCGAGAAGGCCAAGGCCGAGATGCTCATCAGCCGATGAAAAGATCAGTGCCACAGCGCCGCAAGCGAGCGGCGCAACACCACCTCCCACCCAGCGGGCTGCAGCCCATCCCGGAGAAAGCACCATGCCAACCCCAACGGATACCACCGAGTTCTTCGAAGAATTGAATGGTGGAGCCTTCGCCAGCCAGATCGGCCACGCCCTTTCCGAAGTCGCCGCGGGCGTCGTCGATCACGGCAAGGCCGGGAAGCTGGTCATCACCTTGGACTTCAGCCAGATCGGCGAATCTCACCAGGTAAAGATCAAGCACAAGCTCGACTACAAGGTGCCAACCAAGCGCGGCACCCGTAGCGAGAACACCAGCCTCGACACGCCAATGCATGTCGGCACCGGCGGCAAAATCTCGCTGTTCCAGGAGAAGCACGACCAGCTGTTCACGCGCGACGAAGCACCAATCAAACCGCGCGACTGATCCACCCGCGGCACTCCCTCCCTCTACGACGAGACCTGACGAATGTCACTGACCAAAGAAGCGATTCAACTCATCACCGACACCGCGCTGGAAGCTACAGGCAAGGCGCTGCCAACTTTCACCCCTACAGCGATCCTGCCGGAAGGCGCGAAGGTGCTGGATCTGGAGAGATATCAAGAGGGGCGCAGCCGGTTCCGTGGCACCTACTCCACACACGCACTGGCCGACTTCAGTGCGTACGTGGCTGACCGCGCCGAAGCCGGCGCGCGCGGCTTCATCAATCAGGACGAGATGAGCTGCGTTCTGTTGTTCAACCTCGGCACCACCGAAGATCCAGGCCACGCCGACGACCGAGCCGTACTGAAGCTCAAGGCAACCGCCGGTTATGCCGCTGCGCAGGCGATTTCTGACAGTCGGCTGAGCCAGAAAGACCTAAGCGACTGGATTGAAGACTGGCACCAGTATCTGACGCCGGTGGACGACGAAGGCAACAAAATCCCGGTCGCCAAGGCAATCGCCGCCGTACGCACTATCACGGTAAAGGCCACCAGCGAGTCAGAAACCACCGTTGGCGACACCAGCGCCAGCCGCAGCGCCATGGATCAGATCGAAGCGCGCAGCAAAGAAACCCTTCCGGCCGCCCTGCAGTTCCACGTCGTTCCGTTCGAAGGGCTGACCGAGCAGCAGATCACTCTGCGCATTTCGGTGATCACCAGCGGCTCTGTGCCGGTTCTGAAGCTGCGCTGGGTCGGCGAGGAGGTGCAGCGCGAAGCGATCGCGCAAGAGTTCAAAGCAGTGCTGGAAAACGCTATCGGAGAAGCCGCCAAGCTGTCACTGGGAAGTTTTGCAGCCTAAGCGTTATCCATACGTGACATCAGGCAGCTGATGTCACGTATGGCCACCATCAACCTATTCGCCACCGCACTTGTCGGAGGCTTTCGCATGGAATCGAACCATGAGCCAGCAGCACCAGATTCTGGTTGGCGACTGCATCGAGATGATGCGGACGCTGCCGGACAAGTCAGTTCACACCTGCGTGACCAGCCCGCCCTACTTCGGCCTGCGCGACTACGGGGTCGAAGGTCAGATCGGGCTGGAGGAAACGCCCGCTGAGTTCATAGCGCGACTGGTCGCCGTGTTCCGCGAGGCGCGCCGAGTACTGCGCGACGACGGCACGATCTGGGTAAACATGGGCGACAGCTACGCCGGCAGTTGGGGGGCACAAGGCAGGCCTCAAGGTGACGGCCAGATGTCAGGGCGAAGCGTCACATCAGCCCGGCAGATCAACGAACACCCGCGCTTCAAGTCCGGTACCGGTGTACGCGGCCGCGAGATGGGCATGAAGTCGAAAGACCTGATGGATATGCCGTGGCGCCTTGCCTTCGCGCTTCAGGACGATGGCTGGTATCTGCGGCAGGACATCATCTGGAACAAGCCGAACCCTATGCCTGAAAGCGTTCGGGACCGGTGCACGAAGTCTCACGAGTACGTCTTTCTGCTGAGCAAATCGAAGAAGTACTACTTCGACCAGGCCGCCATTCTCGAACCCTGCTCGCCGAACACTCACGCCCGGCTGTCTCAGGACGTTAAAGCGCAAATCGGCAGCGAGCGGGCCAACGGAGGCGCCAAAAGCAACGGCAACATGAAGGCAACGGCCAGGAAGTCGAACGGCGTCGGCTGGGGCCATGGCACTGACGCCGATGAGCGCCAGCGCGGCAGGATCAAAGACAACGAGTCAATGAACTCAGCTCTGGCAATCATGCCGACGGAGCGAAATAAGCGCAGCGTTTGGACTGTGGCCACACACGGTTTCAAAGGCGCCCACTTCGCCACCTTCCCGCCTGACCTGATCAGGCCCTGCATTCTTGCCGGCGCGCCGCGCGGAGGAACGGTGCTCGATCCTTTCGGCGGTGCCGGTACCACGGCGCTGGTTTCAATGCAGGAAGGCCGTCGGTCGATCCTGTGTGAGCTGAACCCCGAATACGCAGCCATGGCCCGAGCGCGAATCGACGCTGCCTGGCTCGACGGCGCGGCACAAATGGACGTGTTCCATGACGCTACGCCCGCCGCCTGAGCAAAACCCTCCTACTTTGAATCACTCCACTGGCGAGGATCCCGCATGAACATTTTTTGGAGTACTCATGAATGAGCTGGCTCTTTTCGCAGGCGCTGGCGGCGGAATTCTCGCGGGCAAGCTACTCGGCTGGCAAACAGTCTGCGCAGTCGAGATCAACAGGTTCTGCGCCGATCGCCTTATGCAGCGACAAAACGAAGGGCACCTTGCTCCATTCCCTATCTGGGATGACGTCAGAACATTCGACGGACGTCCCTGGAGAGGATCTGTTGACGTGGTTTCTGGGGGCTTCCCCTGCACCGACATTTCCCCAGCCGGCAAGAAAGCCGGCATCGAGGGAAAGTCGAGCGGCCTGTGGCGGTCAATGGCACGAATCATTGGCGAGGTACGACCGAGATTCGCGTTCGTGGAGAACTCCTCAGCTCTCACTCATCGTGGAATCGGAACAGTGCTCGGTGATTTGGCCGAAATGGGGTTTTCTGCGAGATGGGGAATGCTGGGATCAAACCATGTTGGCGCCGGTCACTCCAGGCCCCGTTGCTGGATCGTGGCCGACTCCATGCCATGGCTCAAGCCGTTGGGGTGGGACGTTTCAGGAAGTCGGAGGAAGCCAGAACAAATTGCGCGGAACGCCAATCGGGAAAATGTATGTGAACCCGGATTTTTGGGAAAGCCTGATGGGATGGCCGATCGGATGGACCGGAACCGCGCCATTGGCAACGGCCAAGACCCAAGAGTGGCTGCGCAGGCATTCAGCATTCTTACCAACCGAGAGCGATTCACATGAGTCAGTCGCGTAAAGGCAGTTTCGTAGAGGCTTGCGTAAACATGGCTGTTGGCCTGGCCGTGAGCATGATCGCCAACTCAATTGTATTCCCGGCGTATGGCTTTCACCCGTCACTACTGGACAACATCGGCATCACGCTGATCTACACCGCGATATCCCTGCTTCGCAGCTACTGCCTTCGAAGGGCATTTAATTTATTTGATCGCGCTAACGAGCGTCTTGACTGACCGCCGCCTGACCAACCCCACAGTAACCTCCA